ACTTCTGCTATTGATTTAACCGATACAATTGAAGTATTGAAACTTCATAATTCTTTTATATTTAACAACAAGATAATCCAATTTAACCGATACAATTGAAGTATTGAAACATCCCTAAAAGATTAAAGAAATTAAAAAACGATAAATTATTATTTTGCAAGTTAGAAATAGAACACTTGAAAAAGAAAGAAAAACTTGATAGAATACCTTTAAAAAGGCTTTTTTATGAATTGCGAGAAAAGATTAAAAGAAGTTGAAGAAGAGCTTGAAAAAACTAAATCTGAGTTAGGTATTTGCCAAGCAAGATTATCTATTGTTGAGAGAAAATACTTAGATGAATGCGTTGATAAAAAAGAGTTGAGAAAACTTAAAGAAGAAAAAGAAGAACTGCTATCTAAAAACCAAGAATTAGCTATTAGACTAAACAATGCCTTAGATGATAATTATCAATTAAAGCAAGAGATTTTAAAATTGAGAGATGAGGTAAAAGCCTTAAATCAAAACGATGAACGCTGGGAAAAAATGTATAACGACTTAAAAGCAAAATACGATAAACTAAAAAATAAAGCTGTAAGTGCAAATTCCCCAACTAAAAGAGAAATAAGACTTGCTAAGATTGTTAGAGCTTTAATTGAAAACAATAAAGAGTTAGCGTTAAAGATTGCATTAGAAGAAGATTTAGCTATCATTCCTAATCCTTTTCAAGAGGATAACTAATGACTAACATAATAATTCCTTTAACTAAAAGCTCACAAGGTGATTGCGAAGAATTAAGATATGCTTTAAGGAGTATTGATACTCACTTTAAATGTGATAATTTAAAAATTACTCTTATCGGATACAAGCCTAAATGGATACAAAATGTTTCACATATTGCATATGATGATAGTAAATTTCCAAGATATAAAAATGCTTACAATAAAATCAAAATTGCTTCAAAAACTTTTACAGATTTCATCTGGTGGCACGACGATATGTATTTGCTAAAAGATGTAGATTGCGAGTTCTTTAAAAATAATTACTTCTATTTGCAAGACTTAAAAAAAGTCAAAAGATTTGGAAATAGATTTTATCAACAACGCTTAAAAGACTTTTTGAGTATTTGCTTACTAAAAGGATTTCCTGCATACAATTATGCAACACATACTCCATACTACTTTAAAAGCGTTCAAATTGATATCGCACTAAAAGCCTTTGGAATTGATAAAACACAAGAATGCTTTTTCATTGAAAACTATGTGTATAACTACTACGATAAAAGCTCTATTGCAAAGCAAATTTATCCATACAAAGTTGGAAGATATGACGCAACTTCTATTGATTGTGAGAAAGATTTTAAAGATAAACTATTTGCAAACTTTGATGAGGCTGGATTAAAATCTGGCATATTTGATTGTATTAAAGAAAAATTTAAAACTAAATCAAGGTATGAACTATGAAAATGATATTTAACTTTTCACTTGAAATAACTCCGCCAAGTGTAAATAATTATTGGCGTTCAACTTGTAAATCGGGAAGACAGATTGTCTATTTAAGCAAAAGCGGATTAGATTTTAAAAATACTATGCAAAGAGCAATGAGAAGTGTTTATAAAGATAATCCAACAAAAAGCCCTGTATCAGTTTATATTTGGTATCATTACAAAGGTAGAGGTAAAGATATTGATAATATTTTAAAGCCGATACTTGATAGTATGAATAAATTAGTGTTTGAAGATGATAGCCAGATTATTAGCTTAACTATCAAAAAGAAAAAATCTGATAAGAACTTAATTGAAATATCAGTTATTGAGGAAGAAGATGAAATGTAAGTTTTGCAAAAAAGAATTCACGCCTATCAAGCCTGATGAGAAATTTTGTTCCAAAGAATGTATGTGGGCTTCAAGGCAAGTTCAATATCTCATTCAAAAAGGAGAATATACTTCTACTGAATTAAAGCATATCACTAACCCAGAAGAAGTGCCTTTATCAGAAGCACAAGAGAATTTTGTTTATGAGTATATTAAGACTAAAAACATTGTTAAATCTATGAAACTTGCTTTTCCTGATTTAGCAAGTGAATTAGCTGATAGAGAGCTTTATAGAAAAGGCACATATCTTCTTAAAATGCCTTTTGTTAAGGCATATATTAAAGAGGTATTAGATGAGTTACAGAATAGATTTATCTCCGACAAGTTTGGAGCTTTAATAGTATTAGATACAATTATAAATACTCCTATCACTGAATTTTTAAATCCTGATGGTAGTATTAAAGCTCCAAACGAGATAGATGTAGATAGTGCAAAAGCAATTAAAAAAATAAAAAGAAAATACCACAAAGATGGCTCTATTATGGAAGAAGAGTTAGAATTAGAGCCTAAACTTCAAGCTATTAACCTCATCGGTAAATATTACGATTTATTCACTGATAGAAAAGAGGTTGATGTTAAAGTTACACATTTACTTGATATAATTAAAAAAGAAGACCCAGAATTTGATGTAGATGTTTTAATTCAACAAACAAGACAAGCTATTGAAAGTAAAGTAGAAGCTAAACATAAAGAATTTGAAGAGCAAGTTAAAGCTGAATTAAAAGAATACATTGACGCTGAGGTGGAAGATGAATAACACAAGAAATAAAAAATTTAAGCCTATTGATAGTTCTCAATTAACAAAAGAAGATAAGATAATTCTTCAAGCGTGTGCTAAAAGTTTCTTATTCTTTGTTACAAAGATATTAAGAGTTGAGCCTACAAAACAACAATTAGAGGTAATTAAGGCAATAGATGATGGCTATAAGAAAATAGCAATTAAATCAGGACACGGAGTAGGTAAAACTACCACTATCAGTTGGCTTGTTATTTGGTTTGGACTTTTTAAATATGACGCAAAAATTCCTATGACTGCTCCAACTTCGGCTCAATTGTTTGATATTTTATTACCCGAAATTTCAAAATGGATAGATAAGCTACCAGATTTGCTTAAAAGTAGAATAGTAGTTACTACTGAAAAAGTTGAATTTGATAATGGCAATTTTGCGGTTGTAAGAACTGCAAGACCTGAAAAGCCAGAAGCACTACAAGGTTTCCACGCTACTAATATTTTGTTTGTATTAGAAGAAGCAAGTGGTATCCCAAGACAAGTGTTTGAAGTAGCTGAGGGGGCTTTAACAAGTGATAATTCTTATGCAATTATGGCTGGTAACCCTACAAGAACAAGCGGATATTTTTATGAGGTATTTCACGATAATACAGGTATTTGGAAGTTATTCACATTCAACGCTGAATTAAGTGAAAATGTTTCAAGACAGGCTATTGAAAACTTTAGAAAAAAATATGGAAGAGATAGCGATGTTTATAGAGTTAGGGTATTAGGTGAATTTCCAACAGGCTCAACAAACGCTGTGTTTAGTGCAACACTTATTGAAGAGGCTATATATAGAGAAGTTTATGATGATAGAGGAGCTGAAATATGGGCGGTTGATGTCGCTGATTACAATGGAGATAGAAGTGTTTTGGCAAAGAGAAAAGGTAATCATTTATATGATTATATTGCTGTAATGAATTATGATTTACCTGATTTAGTTGGATTAATTGTGAGAGAATATAAACAGGCTAAAATAAAACCTAAATATATTTTTATAGATACAATAGGAGTGGGTGCGTCTTTGCCAAGTATGTGCCATAAAGTAGGTTTGGAAAATGTTATAGGAGTTAAGGCTTCTCAAAGAGCTGTGGAAAATGAAAAATATAAAAATGCAAGAGCCGAATGGTTTTTCAGAATGAGGGACGCACTTGCTAATGGTAAATTAATAGAAAATGATGATTTGATTGGTGAGCTTGGTGCAATAACTTATGAATATTCATCTGATGATAAATTGCAAATTACTGCTAAAAAGAAAATAAAAGACGCACTTGGACGCTCTCCTGATATTGCTGATGCCTTTGCTATGACATTTGCTGACTATGGAACTATTGACGATGAAGACGACCAACAAATTGAAGAATATGAGTTAGAAGATAGTATCCCTATATACTCTTATGGTGGGGGTGTATGGTGAATTTTAAAAAAGAGATTGATAAAGACTTGATTAGATATTTGTTAGAAAACTATCCTGAAAAAGTTTTTAAAGCATATTTTGATAATTTTAGTGGATATGTTTATTTCTCAAAAAAAGCGTTTCAAACTGCCTTAATGCAAAATTTTTATAAAGCTGGAATTTCTATAAAAGATATTGCTGAATATTTTGGTTTGCCAAAAAATATTGTTAAAATAAGATTGAAAAGAAAACATTACCCTGAAAGTATTAGAAATGCTTGTAAAATTTTTGGATTTGATGTAGCTTTAAATATTGCTGAAAAATATGATACTTACAAAGTCTTTTTATCAAAGAAGACTATTGATATGGTATTAGCTGAGGATTTAATTAGAGCTTGGAAAAAGCCTAAAAAAGTAGCAAATGGTTTAGGAATTCATATAAGAAAAGCACAAAGAATAAAAAAATTCTTAAAGGACGAGTATGGCGAAGATATCTGAAAGAAAGAAAAATCAATTAATTACAATGTTTGAGGAAGCAAGAAAAGGTTATGAATTTATAAAAGATGATTACACTATACTTGAAATGGCATATAAAAATATGCTTACAGATGAGAAAATAGAGGATTTGAAAAGAAGAAGAAAATCTATGGTGTTACCTAAAAAGATTTATGCAAAAGTTAGAAGAGTAGTTATTGCAATAATGAATACATATTTTGAGAATGATGAGTTTGCAAAATTAATTCCTTTTTATCCAAGTGATAAAGAGATAGTAGCTAAAATGCAAGAGGTATTTGATGATTGGTTTAATAAAAAAGTAAATTTCTATACAAGAATAAGACCTATTGTAAGGGACGCACTTGTATATGGGACTTGCTTTGCGAAAGTTTATTGGGCTAATAAAAGACTTCAACTAATTAGGGTTTCTCCGAGAGACGCTTGGATAGACCCAAATGCTGATAGTATTTTTGATATTCAATATTTAGTAAATAGAGTTGTTACAACAATAGGAGCTTTAAAAAGAGTTTATGGAAATAAGAGAGCGTTAAGGCAATTTATAGGTGCAAGTTTAGAATACCCAAGAGAAACATTTGATAATGCTGATGTAGGGGACGCTTCAAGAATTGAAGTTTATGATATTTATAGAAAAATAAATGGCAAATGGTATGTATCAACTATGCTCCCAGATTATACATTTTTAAGAGTTGATGATGAATTAAAAGATGGAATTCCTTTTGTAATTGGAATAGTTGAAAATCAATTACCTGTATATGGAGAAAAAACAATTAAAGCTCTTGGATATCCTATTATTGATTTATTAATTCCTTTACAAGAAACTTATACAATTTTATTAAATCAAGAGCTTGACGCAATAGACAAGCAACTTAATCCTCAATTTATGGCTACAAAAGTTGCGGGTGTAAATGAAAGTCAATTAACTTCTAATAGAAAAGTTATTTATGTAAATGACTTAAATCAAATTAGAGAAATGCCACAAATTAATATTTCTCAATCTGTATTATCAACTGAGAAATTAGATACTGAAATGCAAGAAGTGAGCGGTATTTCAAAATTAGCACAAGGGCTTATTGATAAAGGTGTAAATACTACCGCAACAGGTATGACTATTCTATCAAGAGAAACTAACTTAGTAATTGAAGATATTATTAAATCATTAAATGAGAGCTTTTTTGAACCTCTTATTAAGAGGATTATTTTATTATTATGGAAATATGATGAAAATCCATTGCTTTATGGAGTAAATAGAAACGCTAATCCTTTATTTAAAGTTTCAATTAATACAGGAGTTGGTGCAACAAACAAAGAGGTATTACTTCAATCTATTACTACTGCCGAACAAACTGCTATTCAAAACTCCAAAGGAGAAAACAAAACACCAGTATCACAGCCTTCTTCTCAAAGAGTTGACCCAGCTATCTCACCAGTTGCTAACATTAAAGTTGTTGGAGTTGGAGGAGGTGGTTGTAATGCCGTCAACCGAATGGC